GCCTTGAGGCCGATATAAGGGCAAGAACAAAGCAATTAAAGAATGATAACTTCACTCCATTGTTTCCTGATTGTTTTAGATATATCAAAAATGGTCAATTTGAACAATACCTATTGACAGCCGTTAAGAAACCCACTACATTTAAAAAACACAAAAACACCCCTTTTTGACACCCCATGAAGAATTACAAGCGGTCTGCAATAGATCGAGAAATTACTTTCAATGCACCCATCCACATCTGTTATGCCTGTAACGATACAGGAATAATTCATAACTCTGATGGGTTAATTAATAACCACATGCCAGACTATGACATGGATATTCAAGGCAGACGTTCTGGTGGGCATGACTTAGCTCTCATATGTTACTGTGCTTCAGCCAATGCTCAGACCGATATTGATGGTCAAATTATCAAGCATGGATTTAGAGATACTGACGGCACCATAAGAAATAACTATGGTGTCAACATTGACATGGATGTTGTCAGAGAAATCCACAACCTTAGAAAAGATAGCTGGGCTAAAACTGCAAAGCTAATGAATAAGGTCATTAAAGAAAACATTAAAAACCAAAAAACTACACTTCCAACAGAAGTGCAAAAAGTAAAAGATCAACTATCAAACTTCGCTATCAAATCATTATGAAAAACTACAATTCACCAACAGTTCAAGAATATTTAGAACAAAAGCAAGAACTAAAACAAAAAAAGAATCAAATAATTCTTCAGATGAGACAAGAAGGTTATTCTCTTCAAGCAATAGGTGATAAGTTTAATTGTTCTAGAGAATGGATAAGAAAAATTCTTAAAAAAGAATTTCAAATTACTGGGCCTACAATAAAATTTATCCCAGAAAATGAAGTGAAAGAAGATGAATATATTGCAAATGATATTTCTAAACTTACAGGTTACTCTGTTGAATACCTTGCTAAAATGACCAGAGATGGAAAATTCCCAGAACCCATAAGAAAAGTTAATGACAAATCTTTTCATTTAGGTATTTCTCGTTGGTTTTGGAAGAAAACTGATGTTGATAAATGGATTGAAATTAAAATAAAATATTTGAAAATTTCCCTTGAAAGATTTTTACATTCGAGACTTCATGGATATGAGGTAACTCATTTTGGACGCAAATACCGTTGTGCATATTCGTTTAATCACTCTGAAGTACAAAAAAGATATAAATTACTCGTGCAATTACAATCTGGTAAGTGGGAAGGTAAACTTATGCACAAAATGAATAATTGTGATTTGGTCATTAAAGAATTTTATAATTTAATAAAATCTGCTAATTATGTTGCTACTGACTATTCAAAATATTTAAATAAAAAAAGTACTAAAGATTATGCGAAAGAAGGTTTATATAATCACATGAAAACAGCAAAAATTTTAGACATTGCTGATGCAACAATTAAAAGATATAGAAAAATAGGTGTTTTAAAAGAAGGTGAACACTACTTTGCTGGAAATCATTATCATCACAGATATATGTACGATCCTAAGAAAACTAAAAAAGCTATTCTTGAAGCTGGATTTAATCTTAAATTGGCACAAAGTCTTAAAGATAGTAAAAGAGGTAATAAGTAATGACTTTCTACAACACTATTAACGAAAGCCCTAACGAATTAGCTAGGTCACACACTAAAGCTAAAACTCAAGAGCAAAAGATCATTAATTGTTTTAACCAATATGAAACACCACTTAGCCCTTCAATGGTTCTTAATATCTCAGGGCTTAACTGTCCTATAACATCAATAAGGCGAGCTATGACAAATTTATCTGATGATGGGAAACTTGAAAAAACAAAAGATTTTGTAATTGGTAACTACGGCAAGAAGGAACATCTTTGGTGTTTACCTAAAAAACCAGAGTCTTATAACCAATCAACTTTACCTTTTTAAGAATGACAGAGAATCATAAAAAATTTACAGAACACTTAAAAGAAAGTACAAAGGCTTTATTTATTGTTGCTCATTATTTCCATCATCATGGTTACAACATTCGTATCAATGGACAAAAATGTTCTCCTAAAGCCTCTAGCCATAAAGAATATGCAGATGATGGAGATTTATTCATACAAGCAAAAGATTATAAATGGATAAGAATTGAAGTTAAAGGATTGAATGCTGAATTTACTAATTTAAACGATTGGCCTTTTAAAAATTTTATGGTTTGTGCAAAGCATTCCTATGATAAAACATTACCTAATCCTCCCAGTAGTTATTGGATTTTAGATAAGACAAGAACCTACGCTGCCATAGTTAAGACAGATACTTTTAACCATTGGTTTACAAAAACAACAAAATGTGGAAACTATAGCAATGTCAGTCAAGAGTTTTATTACTGCCCTTTAGATAAGATCAAAGAATGGAGAACTATTACAATTTAATGAAAAATAAAAACTTTAATCAATTTAATTCTGACCGCATTGCCGCAGCTAAAAAACGTATTGATGACCTCTTACTATTAATCCGAAATTGGGAAAAACAAAAACCATGAATCACACAACAGTTTACGATCCACTTCAAAAACAACACTACAGAATTATCAATGGTGTTAGATACTGGCAACAGCCAAGACCTAAAGAAAAATATAGTAAATTTACAAAAACACTAGATTAACGCTACATTTAAATTAAATAAAACCATATTCCCATAGTGGCTAACGGCAGAACTACTAAGAATGAGCATGAGTTCAGAGTGAACAAAGTAGTTAAGCTTATGTCTGTTGGTACTACTAGATCAGAGATAATACAGATTGCTTCGGATGAGTGGGGTGTTTCAATAAGGACTGTTGAGAACTATATGCAAGATGCCAGAGAGATTCTCAAGCAAGACTTTGATATTGATAGACGACAATTTACTGCAGAAGTTTTAGCTCAGTACGCATCATTAGCTAAAGAGGCTAGGAAATCAGGTCAGCTTACAGTTGCTCTAGGCTGTATAAACTCAATGGCTAAAGTTGGTCAGGTGATGACTTGAGTATCCTTAATCGAGAAGGTTCTGTTCTGGATCATGTAGGCAGTCACTACACTGATATTGATACTGATGAGTTGTTAGAAAAAATAAGAAACGACTTACATCCACCGCAGCAACAGTTCTTTGATAACCAGAATGAGATTGTTGGCCTTAGTGCTGGATATGGTGCTGGTAAGACAAGAGCATTGTGCAGTATGGCTGTGAAGCTTGCAGCCCAGAATATAGGCTTTATTGGTGCTGTTATGGAACCAACTGCCCCATTAATTAGAGACATATGGCAGACAGACTTTGAGTTATTCCTTGAGCAGTATGAAATCCCATATACCTTTAGAGCTAGTCCGCTTCCAGAATATACAATGCACTTCAAAGAGGGTGATAGCAAACTACTTTGTAGATCCTTTGAAAATTGGAGCAGAATTATTGGATTAAATTTATCGCACGTTCTTGTTGATGAAATAGATGTTGTTTCCCCAGTAATAGCTGACAAAGCCTTCCCTAAAATACTTGGACGATTAAGGGCTGGTAATGTTCGCCAGTTTTGTGCAGCCAGTACACCAGAGGGATTTCGCTGGTTATATAACACCTTTGGTACTGATGAAGCAAAGGAAAGAACAGATAGGCAGTTAATCAAGATGAGGACTCAGGACAATCCACATTTGCCTGATGATTTTATTGAACGTATGCAAGCCAACTATGACCCATCAATGTTGCAAGCCTATCTCAATGGAGAGTTTGTCAATCTCACAACTGGTCAAGTCTATGATCGCTTCACGAGAGAAAACAATATGACAAATATTAAGCCTGATATTGGCCTTCAACCATTAAGAGTTGGTCTTGACTTCAATATTGGAAACATGAACGCAGTTATTGGTATTGTCCAAGATCAAAAATTGTTAATATTTGATGAGATTAGCGGCTCCCACGATACTGATTCCCTAGCACAAACCATCAAGTCCAGATACCCTATGAATAAGATATACGTTTACCCAGATGCAAGTGGAGGCAACAGAAGCACTAATGCTAGTCAAACAGACATTCAAATCCTTGAAAGCTATGGGTTCAGCAATCAAAGCCCACGTTCCAACCCGCCAGTCAGAGACAGGATCTCTTCCGTACAGGCTTTACTATGTAACGGCAAAGGGGAAAGCCGTTTTCAAATCCATGCCAGTTGCAGAAAGCTAAT